TTTTACCACTTTATTAATGAAATAAACTTGAGAATCTGCCCAATTCGTCATCAAGGACTCACATAATCCACAAGGATTCCAGAGCCTGAAGGCATTTCGTTGAACAAGTTACAGAACAAGCGAAGACGAACTTCCAACTCGTCAGACTCAGGCTGTGCGATATACATCGTGCCGGTTTCTGAAGCGAATTCCATCTCTTTTTGCACATACTTGACAATCTTTTTCTCGTCGAGCATGAAAATACGAGGAGGACAGTCTTTGTCTGCGACCCAAGGCTTGCCGTTGAACTCTAAATAGTTCTGGCCCTTGTTCGCAAATCCACCGTCGCCTTGCATTGTGTTCACATAACGCTTATCGGCTGTGAGAAGCTTCTGGTACATACGACGAGAGTCGTGGTCTGACCATACAGCAGTCAACACAGTTCCGCCTCGACGCTCAGCTTGGTCTTCAAGCTCTTGAAGTGAATCAAGAGACAATTGAGCACCATCCAAGTCAACGACGTTACCTTGCGCTGAAGGATAAAGAGAACGATCTACGTTGAAAACTGTAGTTGTTCCGCCGTCAAGCTGAGTCAACAACCCTTGAACCTCTTGGCCAAAAGAATTGGCTCGGACAAGGATGTCACCAGCACTTGCAGTCACAGCCGTATTCACTGTCAAAGTAGCAGTCAAGCTATTTGCAGTTCCAGAGCTGATTGCGGTTACTGTTACACTGCTTTGAACAAGAGCGCCGGCTGAAGTGTAAATGTCGAACACTAAGCCCACATCCACGAACTTCAAAGCAGCTTCTACGTCTTCTCGGCCTTTGATAACGATTGAGGTCGAAGCACCAGCAGCCGCGTTCAAGCGAGCTAGGTCTCCAGTACCGTCCCAAGAAAGCTGACGGTTCAAGTCAGATTTCAAGTCGTTATAGCCCATCTCAAGCTCATATGCAGCCGCTCGAACAAACGAGCCTACATCTGACTGAGACGCCGCAATCATCGGGCCAGTAATACCAAAACGAAGGTAATTGTACTTGGCTGCGATAATCGCTTGCACTGTGGTTTGACGACCGATTGCAGGAAGTGTCCCGCCGTCAGAAGTCGCACCGATACCTTGGTTTCTGCGAACTCGCCAAGGACGAATCACTTGCTGACCCGACCACTTGTGTTTGCCTTTAGAGGCTCCACGGTAAATCGGTACATCTTGGTTCAATTGATCTTGAATTGGACCTTGGTAATAATTCTTTAACTCCGCAAGACCCGAAGTTACACCCTGAAAACTGTTAGCCATAATAGCCCCCCTTATTAAAGTTCATCAAAAGGGCTCGAAACTTATGACAAGTCTTGGATCATCGCCTCTGTAGCCTCATCAAGCGTCATCCGCTTTTGGGCTCTACCAGGGGCAACTCCACCAGGACCGCCGTCAACCGCTCGACTCCCTTGCTTCGCCTGAGTTTCAATCAAACGCTTTTGGCGCTCGCTGAATCTCTTGTCTCGAGCTTCATGATCGGCACGAAAAAGTCTCTCCCACGCACCCTTGGTCATCTGAAATTCAGGATTATCCCTGTTTTCCTCCAAGAGACGTTGCGCTCTATTTACGATTGCGTCTTCATCGGCCAAGTCATATTTTTGACCCAACTCGGTGAAAATCGCGTCCAATTGAGCGTTGGTCGCTTCTACTTTTTCTTCATGAAACTTTTGGTCATACGAGTCGAGTTTTTTCTGCAAAGCATTTATCTGCTTTTTCAGAGTCTCCGCCGCTGTACCGCTAAAATCCTCTGATTCGTCAACCTCTGGTCCGGTCTTGGCTGCATTATTTAAGACGATGTTGAGAAAAGCGTGATACTTCTCTGGGTACACCTTCTTAAATTGCTCGGCCAACTCTGGAGTATTCCTTACGTTGTCCAAATCATATTGTAAATTATCCATGAATTTCTTCTCTTCTGCAAGTTTTTGTGTCTTACGAGTGTAGTCACTCTGCATTAGGACCATGCGGTTGAGTTCTTCTGGAGTGTATTCTTTGCCGTTCCACCGGACTTTTGGAAGAGCATCAATGTCAATAACCTCACCCGTCTCTGGGTCAGTATGCTCCACCTCTTCTTGACCTTCGATTTCCTTGGTCTTTGCTTCTAAAGCCTCGACCGCCGCCGCTGCCTTATCAGCCAAGCCATTTTCCATGCCTTGTTGTTTCATCTTTTCGCCCCCTTTTATTTGTTTCTTTTCTTGCCCAAATTGAGCTGCATTCGCTCATAAATCGACTTTGGTTTTCTGTTTTTCATCTTTTCAAACGTGTTCTCATCAAAGACGTCGTCGTCATAATTACCACCAACTTCTCTTGGCCCTTCGTCCCTATCATTCGGCTCATCAAGATCAAGGTCCTCAACTGCCACTTGTTTCACCTTTGGCACATCGTGACCCTTCACTTCCAGCTCTTGCTTTGATGGACTCAAGTCGTCAGTTGAACTCTTACGACCCCCAGTGTGGGTCATGAGCGTCTCTTCTTTTACACCCTCACCCATGACCACGACAGTCTTTGCCCCCAAGTCTGGGCTATCCAGACCTTTTGTTGGCTTTTGGATGAATCCGTTTGTGTCAAAGCTTTTGGCTTTTCTTTGTTTTAAAGCCTCACTTAAAATCGTCTTGTTCATACTGGTTCCCCTTCAATTGGATCTGCCATAACGTCTGGCATTTCCTCCATTGGCATTTCTTCATTCAAAAGCTCAGCTTCAGCTTCTTGAGCTGCGGTTGACTCTTGTTCCATTGGGTTTTTGCCCATGCCGACGTCTGCGGTTTCAGGGCTGGTCAAATACACCATGTAATCAAGGTGCTCATTCATCACAGCCAATAAAATGGTTTGAGACTCATCAGGCAACGCTTTGAATTTATCTGACTTTCGGTAACGGTTAAGCTCTTTAATAAAAAGCCCATGATTGTCGAACTCAACAACCGGCGGCTTTTGGCCGTTCTCAATCATCTCAATGTGTTGGTCGATTTGGGCCTTATCGAGCGAGTAGTCTTTCCAAACGTCCGCAACATCGCCGTATTCAAGCATCTGAAGCACGTTCTCTAAAACTTGTGGGTCAGTTGGGTCGCCCAAATATCCACCTTGATGTAAATTCAAGATTTCCTGACGACGCAAGACCTTAGACCCTGGCAAAGTCGAGTCTCTCACAACAATACAGTCGTAATTGCCCCGCAAATCATCACCTTTTAGGGATTTCACCGCATATTCCATGCCTTTTCCTGCGATTTTTAGCGTCCTCGGATAAGTGTAGTATTTATGGGCAAATTTTAAGATAAAACGACCAACATCTGCATACCCATACTCATTATTTTCGGTAATCGTCCCAATTCGAGTGTCGTCCATTTCTTGAAGGAACTGCATACCAATTGCAGGAATACCAGCGCTCGGTAAATTGCCTTTGGAAATCTCTCCGACCCCACAAATCTCATTCATCTGGCCCTTGATGTAATCATCCTCAGTGTAAGCGTATTGCGGAATTGACGGGATATTCATAATAGTCGGCGCTGGCGCGTTTGGTACAGCATCGAACTCTACAACCTCACCCGACTGGTCATTTAAAGCTGATTGCTTCAATCCTGAGCCTCTGGCCACTAAATACTTGCCATTAAGCATTCGGTTGATCCACTGACTACGCTTCGTAAGGTTTCGATTGTACTGGTCTTGAAGCGGTCTTAAATGAGTGATGACAGATTCTGAGTTGTATTTGCCAGCAATGATAATGTCGTCGAATTTCGCAAAAGGGATCTCATCAATCGGCAAATCGTCGTCTTTAAGAAGAACACCGTTTGCTACGATAATATGCCGACCCATTGGGTGCTTGTACGAGGGTTTCTCATAAAGCATCAACTCGATTGCGCTGTTCTCGACAGAGTTGCCAACGCCAGACCCCGTCCCAACTTGAGCGTTGAAGCTGTTAATTCTTTTCTCATACTCAAGGCTCGTCAACCATACGTCTTCGGCTTTGACTAAATGACCGCGCTCTGGGTATTGCGTCCGAAAGTAGGAAAGTGGCCGAATCTTGGCATGAATTAAATGATTAACCTCTTCGTGGCTCTTGGCCAACGGGTCAACAAACACCTCAAAAGGACTGCAAACGTCAATCCTCACATCACCGAGAGTCACGGCCTTTACGACCTCTTCTCCAGACTCGCTTTTGTCCATAAACTGAATTTTCGGGCCCAAAGAAGGGTCCCAGGAGCACTTTAAAAAAGCATGGCCGCATTGCTGCATGGCCATGGTCATCACAAGGCGCTTTTTGTTCACCCTTTGCTGGTCCCACACTTGGTTGATGACATAAAGCCCAAGGCGAGCCGCTTCTCTGTCGTCGTCACTGGTCGAGTTGG